TTTGCTGCTTCTTCTAAATTGCTTTGCATATCCCTAGAAATAACCGCCCTGCCGTTGTATCGTGTTAGCACTATGCCTTTAATAGATAATGCAGGGTTGCAATACTTTTTAACGGCTTCTACAGCTTCATTTAATAGCCCTATGCCCTGCAGGCTGTATATTTCCGCCTGTACTGGTATTACAGCGCTATTTGCAGCTGTTAAAGCGTTTATAGTTAAGGTTCCTAGTGCTGCTGGCGTGTCTATGATGATATAATCATATTTATTTTTTACACTTTCTAGCGCTTCTTTTAGCTTAAATTCTTTACCAGTTCCGCTTATAATAGCGTCTGCTGTTGCTAGGCTTTCGCTTCCTGCTATTATGTCCCCTTGTTCTGTGTGCTGTATTGCTGCAGCTATTTCTACTTCGCCTTTTAATAGATCCATGCTATTAGGTGCCGTATTGTCTGCTGCCAGCCCGTAAGATAAGTTTGTTTGACTGTCTAGGTCGATATAAAGCACTTTACAGCCTTTTCTTATAAGCCCTGCGCCTAGTGCCTGTGCTGTAGCGGTCTTGCCTACGCCGCCTTTGCGGTTCACTATTGCTACTACTTCCATTTTATAAGCCCCTTTCTGTATGTATTTATGTGTATGCAGCTATGTGTTTGCTGTCCGTATTTATAATATATTATAAAATGTTATAAAATACAAGTATAAATTATAAATAAAAATAGCTGCACGCCTTTTATTGACTTACAGCTACTTCTATTTTTGCTTTATGGGGTTTGTAAAAAGTAAAAGAGATCCATTTGTTTACTTGTTACAATTCAAATTATAGCACTATTTCGCATGCTTGTATATGTATATATTTATGTGTATATGTTTATTATGCGTTTATTGCCCGTTTAAGGCGTTTTGCGGCATTAGGTATATATTTGTATAGCAAATTCTTTTTAACGGCTTATTTGGGCGTTCTACGGCGTTATTTTTTGGAATACAGTCGCATTTTTCGCCTATATCCAAAGAAGCGCCGCAATATTCGCATATTTTATAGTCTGTTCTAGTCTTCTTCATTATGTCGCATATTCCATGCTGCTATAGCGTCCCTACATGGTGCGTTGTCCCAGTCTGCCGCCGCTGGTTCTTCGCTGCTATTATATATTTTGCCTTGTGCGCCGCATATATCACATTTAATAAACACAAAGTATGTGCGTGTTTTATAGCTATAGTTTGAAGTTAGGCAAGCTGTACCGCCACAATGCGGGCATTTTTTAATTGTCATTAGTTCCGCCTTTCTTCGCTGCTCTATACTTTTTCATATATTCATTGTTATAGCGTGGGTTTTGGTCTTCCCAGTTCATACGGCGCAATTTTGCCCCTGCTTCCTTGCAGGAAAAACTACAATATTTTTTGTTAGGTCTGCTTGTTTCAAATTCACGCCCGCATATACTACACTTAATTATTTTTGCCATAAATAGCCCCTTTTCTATAATTTAAAGGTCTGTACTGTTAGCTGCTGTTCAAACCAGCCTGCAAATTGTTCTGCTGGTGTCTGTGGCTGCTGTGGTGCTGTCGGTTCTGCGTGTTCCTGCTTATATGCTAATAAGGCTTTAGCCTGTGCTATGTTTTCTTCTACTGTTTCGCCTTTAAGAAGTGAAGCTGGCACGCCTGTTTGCTTTTCAATTTCTAGTTTTATTTCTTCGATTATCATATTTTCCGCCTTTCTTTATGTTAGATTTATCCAGCCGTCACTACTCATAAAAGGGTTAAAGGCTGTTTTATCTGCAAACCATTCTGCAAACTTTTCTGCAGCTGGTCGGCTGTCATTTCTTGCCATGTTTAATTCTTCGCCGCCGTCTTTTACTGTTGGATAATTTGGCATAGGTTGCGCTAGATCTGCGGCGGGTATTTCTCTTTTTATGCCTAGCTGCCCGTCAAAATATCTTGCAAATTGTTCTGCTTCTGTTAAGTTTTCCTGCGCCTGTTGTGGCTGTTCTGCAGGTTCTTTTTTAAAGGCTTCTAGTATTTTTGCTTGCGCTGTTATGTCTTCTTCTGTGGTGCCTGTAAGAAGGTTTACTGGTACGCCTGTTTGTCTACTTATAGCGCCTTTAATTATGTTTAATTCTGTTAATTCTTCCATGCGTTTAGCTGTTCCTTTCTTAAGGGTTCTAGGGCGCCCCTAGTGTGAAAAATTGCTACTGTGGGGTACCATATGCAGTGCTTGCTATTTTTCATTGTGTCATTACATAGGCAGTGCTTGCTATTCATAAAAATTGTATGGTGTGGGAACACTTCCAGTGCTTGCTATTATCTAAAGCGCCATATATTCCCCTTTTTATCTGTATAGCCTACGCATATAAGCCCCTTGCCCCTGCGTTCTTCTAGTACGTTAAAGTTTGTTTTTTCTTCGCAGCTGCAAGCTATGCCTACTTCGCAAGTTTTGCCACAATAAGGGCACTTAAAAATAATTATGTCTTGGTATTTCTTCATGTTTTCCTATGCTGCTGCTTTCTAGCATATTCATATTGCAGGCGTTCTATTTCTTTTGTTTTCTGTGTTTTGTCATTTATAAAAACATCATGCTTTTTTTTGTTGCTATGGTAGCCTGTCGTTTGATTTGCTATAGGCATTTTTCTATAAAAAGCCATTTTCTATTGTTCCTTTTCTATCCTATTCGCATTTTGCGCTGTGGGTTCCTTTTTGAAGTTCGCACGCCCCATAAGGCAAGGCTGCACGCTTCTATAGGTGCGCTTGTGCTTCCACCAAAGCCCCAGCCGCCGCTTATATTTCTTTTAGTGGCTGTTATAGCGCTGTCCCTTAATATTTCTTGTTCGCTGTACCATGTTAGCGTTTGTTCGTTTAATTCATTTACTAGCAAACTTGCAGCTGTTACTACGTCTTTAGCTGCTGGCTTTATTACGCTGTCCTTAAAGCGCCATACTTCCGTAAGTTTTTCTATAAGTACGTCTGTACCGTTCTTTCCGTCAATTACTACGCAAGCCGCTTGCTTGTATCGTTCGTTAAGCCATTCTGCAAGCCATGTTAAGCCCCTGCCTGTTGGTTCTATTGCAATAAGGCTTATTCTTGCTTTGCCTGTAGGTGAAATAACCGCCCCTGCTAGCACTACTTCTGCGCCGTCTGCTGTAAACTTTACGCCGTAAGCTGTCTTGCCTTCGGGTTTTGGTTCTTCGCTTCTGCAGGCGTCCCATGCTTTCGGATCTATTGCTAGGTCTATTTGCTGTTCTGCAATTTTAGCCCACCAGCCTAACCTTTCCCTTGCAAAGCCGTCTGCGCTTAAGGTCTTAAATTCTTCTGCCGTAAATTCTTCTGTAAGCCTATAGCCTAAAGCGGGGTTAGCGTCATACCATAGCTGCTTGTCTTCGGTCTTAATATCCTGCAAAGTGTCTGCAGCTACGCCCCATTCGTGCCAGCTATTCGTTTTATTTTCGCCCTTGCCGTTTGCTACTATGCAAGCCTGTCTAAAGCGTCTAAATACTTCGCCATTACAGCCAATATAAGGCGGTGTGCCTGCATATATAAGCTGTCGTGTGCCTGTAGCACTTGCACTTAAGGTTGCCATAATTGCTTCTGCTTGGTCGTCTGTTAGTTCCTGCGCTTCATCATAAATTACTAGGCTTATGCCGTCATATCCCCTAGCGGCCTGTCTGCTTCTTGCTGTAAATTCAATTATGCCGCCGTTTTCTAGTTCTATGCTTTCTTCGCCTATGCCGTAGCGTATTTTCTTTACTAGCTTTGTTATTTCGCTGTGCTTCTTGTCTGTAAACATAGCTGTAAGTCTTCTAAAAGCCTTTTTAGCGGTTCTTACTTGGTGCGCTGTATGTAGTATGCGTTCGCCGTTTACTACTAGCCCGTAAAATTCCCTTGCTTCTATGCACACGTTCTTGCCGTTCTGTCTTGGTACGCTTAAGCCGCCGCTGGTTACTGTATAAGCCCCTGCTGCGTCTGTTCCTAGCCAGCAATCAATAATAAGCCTTTGCCATTCGTCCAAAGTGTAGCCGTATTCTTGCATAAGCATAGCTGCGCCCTTGCCGTCTGTGTCTGCTCTATGTGGTTCTATTTTAATTCGTGGTGTTTGGTTCCCTTTCATTAGTTCGCCTTCTTCATGTTTTTAACTTGGTCTAAAATACTAACACTTTGCGTTATAGCTTCTTCCTGCATTTCTTTAGGCAAGTAAGAAGTAAACTTTTCTACGCCTACCATATAAGCACGCCATAAATTTACATAGCCTTTAAAGATAGGGTTTTCCCTTGTGCCAGTCTGTCCGCCGCCGTTGTCGTATTCGCACACTACGCTAGCTTCTTGCATTTCTTCCATTGTTTCGTTTAGTTTTATGCGCTGCCATGCCATATTATCTATTACAGGCTGCAATACATCACGCTGCAGCTGTGGCACTTCTGCCCGTTCTAAAAGGGCTTGCAAGCGTCTTTTTTCGGTTGTTATCTTGCGTTTATCCATTTATAAGCCCTATTCCTTTCTATTTCTTAAGCCTACCCCTTTGCCGCCAAGTGTTCCGCTAAAAATCGGCGCTGGACGGCGGGGCTCGCCTGTGTATGCGTGGGGGGTTCCCTACCCACCCTTGCAGCTGTTACCATTTACCATCAAGAAATATTTTTTTGCTTGTTTGTTGCTTTTGCTTATTTATTTCTGCTTGTAAAGTAAAGTTTGTTTTGTTGCTCTTTATTTGGTTGCATATATAATGCGCTGCTTGTAGGTTGTTGAAGTCTTCCGCAGCTGCTCTTGCACTTTCATAGCCGTATTGCTTCCATTTGCTAACTGGTATTACTTCATCAATAACAAAGCTTAAAGGGTGCTGTGCGTTGCTTGGTTCATAATATCTAATAGCGCCTAGCCTTCCGCCGCATATTCCGCAGGGCGCTTGCATAGCCTTAAAGCGCTGGCGGTTCTTCCGCCGTAGGTTGCCGTTGCTATATCGTGGATTACTCATATACTTATATGCGCCATACGGGCGGCTGTTTTGGTGCTGGTGCTTTTTCCTGTGGGGTGTATCTTTCTACCCCTTCCAGCTTTTCTATTGCGTCTATGTTGTACCATGTGGGGGCGGTTTCTTCTGCGTCCCCTGCTGCAATAATAAAATGATTAGTAAAATATATTACTTGGTCTTTTATAGGTTCCTTGCAGCCTTTAAGGTAAATTGCTTTTACTTGCATATACTTACTGTTGTACGGCATAGTTCCTAGTCTTCCTTTGCTATGTACTGTTCTAGGTGTCCCAAAGCGTTACGCATAGCCCCGCTTGCGTTGCAGCCTTCGTATGGTGTTCTGTGTACTGGTACGGGTGCTTCGCTTCTGTTTGTGCCGTTTGCATAAGTAGTGCCTACGCTTCTATGGTTTTCGTGTATGGTGCTAGTCCATTTTGTTATAGTGCGTTCTGCTGCCTGTACGGCTTCCTTGTATTCTTTCTGCAGCTTTACAAGTGCTTTTAATGGTTCCTGTATAGCCGCTTCATATTCTGCAGCCAGTTCTTCTTCATACGCTAAAAGGCTGTCTATTGTCTTGTCGCTTTCTTCTTCTGTTACAAAGTCTTTTTCTTCCAGCATTTTATAGCGGGCGCTATACATTTCTATTGCGCTGTCTGCTGCCTTCTTTTCTGCCTTTGCCTTGTCGTATGCTTCTAGATCCGTTTTTTCTGTTGCGTCCTTAATAGCAAGTACGGCTGCTTCCTTCTGTGTTCTTGCGTCTGTTACTTTCGCCTGTATTGTAAGAAGTTCTGCTGCCTTGTTGTCTACAAGTTCTTTAATTCGTGCGTTTGTCTGTTCCACTAAATTCTGTTTAGCCATGCTTAAAAGCCCTGCCTTTCGTAAATTATTTATATGTTTGTGTGTATGCACATATCTATATACACATATAATTATACAGTAAAACTATTTTACAGTCAATGCACATAAAAAAGGCTAGCAGCCTGTTTATTGACTGTTAGCCCTTATTTGTTCTATACGCCTTTAAGGTAAAGCTATTTTGCTTTCATTTTTCTAGCTTCTTGGAATATGTCCGCTACTTCTTCGCCTGCTGGTTCAAATTCGCTTATGCTTTCTTCAAAATAATTGAATAACTGATAATATCTAAAGTCTACGCTTTCCCATGCTTTGCCGTTCCTGTTCTTGATTATTACAAGCCTTATGCTTCTAGGGTTCTTCTTCTTTTCTGCCTTTTCGCTGTATTCCTTGCTGCCTGCTGCTGCAAATTCTAGCCCTATAAGCACGTCTGCGCTGTATTCTATTGCGCCGCTTTCCTTAAAATCTGCTTGCGATACTTTGCCCTTATTTGCGTTGCCTTCCTTGTAGCTGTCCCTGTTAAAGCTGCTTATTCCTATTACTGGTATTTTATAATCACGACTTAAGCGCTTTAATTCTAGTACGGCTTTATCTGTGTTTTGCTTGTCTGTGCTTCTCATGTCATAAGGTGCCAGTATTTGCAAATAATCTATAAGCACTATAGGCTTATTGCCTGTAATAGATATATGCTGCTGCACTATTTCTTTTATGCGTTCTATGCCTATGTCCCCTATGCCTTCATGTATGTATATATGCTTTGCAAAGTCCCTGTAGTTATTTACAGCTGCATTTATTAGTATGCGTTCTTCTTCGCTATATTTTGCATAGCGTGCGCCTGCTGTTATGCCCCTTGTAGTTTTTGCCTTGCTTTTGTCCTTTGCGCTGGAATATGTAAGCCTACTTATGCTTTTTGCTATAAGTTCACTTCTTGCCATTTCTAGCGAAAATATAAGCACGTCCTGCCCGTTCTGCGCTAACTGGTCCATAATTTGCAAAGCTAGTGTAGTTTTTCCTAGTGATGATATAGCGCCGATAATATAAAGCCCTTCATATAGCCCGCCGTCTAGCACTTTGTCTAAATTATTAAAGCCTGTACTTATTGCAGGCGTGTTTACGCTGCTTGTTATTCCGTCTAGGAAGTCTTGCAAGTGTCCTGCCGCATTAGTTCTTAAGTATTCTTCTTTTGCCGCTTCTGCTGCAGCTTCCAGCGCTTCTTCTTGTATGCGTTCTGCGCTTTCTATCTGTGCTATAAATGCTTCTTTATCTGCTATTAAAGCTTCGTTAGCGTCCTTTGCTACGCCGCAAGGGTTATGCCTATAAAAAGAAGTCTGCAGGGCTGTAAGTTCCTTTGCCAGTTCTTCTTCTGCTTTCTGTCCTTCTTCGTCTAGATCCAGCGCCAATATAAGCGCCTGTGCTGGCTGCTGCTTTTTAACAAGTTCTATAAGCTGGCGTGTATTGCTTGTGCTTCCTAGTCCTATTGCTTCGCCGCCTGCTTCAATAATGCTTAATGCGTCTATTTCGCCTTCTACAACAAAAATAGGCTTACTGGCATTGTATAACGCTTTGCTATTAAATATTAGGCTGCTGCCCTTCTTCCTGTATCGGTTTTTCTTGTCTGCCGCTGTGTCTATATTTCTTACTACAAAGCTATTTGCGCCTGTAGGAATAATAAGCGCTTGCCATGTGCAAAAAGACTGCTGCCCGTCTAGATCTAAATTAAAGGTTCTATATTCCTTGTCATATCCTAGCCAATATCTAGCCGCTACTTCTTCGCTTATTCCCCTTTTTTGCAAATATTCTGCTGCAGGGCTTCCAGCTATAGCCGCCCTTGCTTTCTCATAATATGCCATATTGTCTTCTTTTGGCTTTTCTGCAGGCTTTGGCGCTTCCTTCTTTACTGGTTGCTGGTGTTCCTGTGGCTTCTCTATGTCTATGCCGTAAAGGCTGTATGCCTTATTAAATATGTCTATATCTTCGTTTAAGCCGTAGTCTATGCCTATAAGGTCGAAAATATCATAGCTTTCATTACACGCAAAGCACTTGCAGCGCTGGCGGTTCCTGTCATAGCTCATGCTTGGGTGTGTGTCGTTGTGGTTAGGGTTAAGGCACTTAAAAGGCTTTCTAGTGTTTATGCCTTTGCCCCTTAAGTATTCTTCTAAATAATTCTTTACTATGTCCCTTGCTTGTTCTCTATCCATTTTTTTAGCGTGTCCTTTCTGTTCTGCTGTCCTTTTGTTCTTGGTGCCTTGTAAGTAGTACCAGCCTATAAGAAAAAGGCTTTTGTACTTGCTGTTACTATACAAAGCAAGCCCCGCCGCCGTAAAGCGGGCGGGGTGTAGCTGCTATAAGTTATTTATAAGTTTATTTATAACTTATATATGCGTTTTTGGGGTGTGTCTGCAAAGCCAGTATTTATAAGGGTTTGCGGCACTTTTTAATTTTTCATCTGTACCCAAACTTCCGTCTATCTGTACCCAAACTTCCGTCTATAATTAAAAATCTGTACCCAAACTTCCGTCTATCTGTACCCAAACTTCCGTCTATAAATTCCCTTTACCAGTTCATGTGCATAACTTCCAGTAAATCATATAATTTTTGCGCTATTTCTGCCCCATATTCCTATTAGGTGCCTGCTTCTTTTTATGTGTATATAAGTATGTGTATAACTGTATATGTATATAAGTATAAGCATAAATATATGCGCACTTAATTATAATTATATGTGTATGTCGTAGCCCTTCGCCTGCTGCTTTTCTTTTATAGGCTTATTGCTGGCATTTAATACTGTGTAGCCTTTTATCCAGCCTTTAGCCTTCCATGCGTCCAGTATGCCTTCTATTTTGCCCCTGTCTGCTTTTCTTGTCTTGCGTATATAGCTATTGCGTGCATTTTCTGTTGTAAAGGCTGTAGCTGCTGCCCTTTCTTCGGGTGTCTGTATGCCTGTATCTTTGTATATGCTTTCAATAAGTATTACGCTATTACGCTTAAAATATCTGCCCTTCTTGCCGTCTTCTGCTGCGTTCTTCATTAGTTGGATCTGCTGCAATAAATAGCTTCTAAATTCTGTTACGTTTTCGCTGTCGTTTATATTTGTTGAAGTATCCAGCATTTCATAAGGCACATATAAAATATGCTTTTTAGCGGCATTGTAAGTATATAGTAAAGGTTCTTCGCCTATTCTATAGCCCGCTACTGTGTTGCCTTTGTCTGTAGTAAATTCTACTTTGCTGCTATTCAATAAATAGCCGTCAATACGTCCGCCTATTATGCGTTCGTCTTCTATGTAAAGTTCGTATGCTTTTATTTCTTCGCTAATATCCATATAAAAGCGTGTAAAGCGCATTTTGTCTAAACTGGCGCATATTTTCTTTACTTGTGCGGCGCTTGGCTTGGCTTTCCCGTCCCCGCTGCGTTTTCCGTTCATTGTTCGCCATATTTCCTGCGGTGTGATGTATAACGGCTTCTGCTGGTTGTCCTGCTGCCAATAATAAAAGCGTGTTGCTACGGCATTATATACGGCGCTGTCAAAGGCTGTAAGCTTTTTTGTTAGCCTGCCTTCCGTTCCTTCATAGGTTAGCGCTACATATACGGGCACTTGTTCTTTTTTCTGTGGTGCTTGGTTTACAGCCCATGTTAAAGTTATCTGCCCGTCTGTATTTTGACTAAATAGCCCGTTGTCCTGTATAAGCTGTGCGTTTACTTTATCATTCATAAGCCCGTATGTTTTAATGTCTGCTAGTGGGCTTCTTCTAAAGCGTAAAACTTCTAGCGGTGTTTTTGTTGAAGCTGTTATAGTTATGTCTGCGCTGTCTGTGTATTCGCTGTCTTCTGCGCCTTCAATGATATAAGAAAATAGCAGCTGTAAGCTTTCCCTATCGTTCTGCAGGGCGTTTATATGTAGTTTTAGTTCGTCCTTAAGTAGTTCTGCTGCAAGGTTAGCATTTAAGTAAAATTTATCCTTTATAATGCAGCCTATGTTAAGGTTTTTAATATCTTCTGCGCCTGCGTATGCTGTAAATTCCTTGTATTCATATTCAATAATAGCGGGTATTTGCTGCCTTGCATTTTCTAGTATTGCTTGTGGATCCGCTGCAATAAGTGCAAAGCGCTTGCGCTGGCATTGTTCGCTGTAGGCTTCCAGTTCTGCCGATAATTGAAGGGATAGCTGCGCCCTTGTGCTAGATAATAGCTTTCGTTCTTCTTCGCTGGCTGCTGGTTCCATAAGTGCTTCTATTTTTTCTTTATAGGCTGCCTTTATTTCTTCCAGCTTTAGTATTTCTTCTTCGGTGTATTGTATTAGCATTTTGCCGCCTTTCTTTTCTGTTCTCTTTTGGCTAGTTCGTAGCCCCTTCTGTATGCAATATGATAAGTGCCGCCTATTGCGTCCCATTCGTTGCCGATAGCTGCAAGATTAAAAAAGTATTTTAATTCGCTGTACTTCATGCCGCCGTTTGCTTTTCTGTAGCAAAAATCTTGCGCTGTTTCTAGCGCCTTAATATACTTTGCGCCTTTTGTTGTGCTTATAAATTCGTCTAGTTCTGCCTGTATATCTTCTACGGCTTGTTGTCCTATTCTAAAATGCTTTTGTGGTTCTGCAGGTGCCTTTACTTCTTCCTGTACGTCTTCCCAGTTTTGCATAGCTTCTGCGGCCTGTGGTTCTGCCTGTAAAAGAAGGTTGCTAGCTGTTGCTATGCTGTCCGCCTTAATAAATATTGTTGCGCTGTCCTTGCCGTAGGCTTTTACTTCTACTTCTTCCTGTCTTCTGTCCTTAATCATAAACATAACTGTAATATCCATAGCTTATTGTCCTTTCTGCTTTTAGCTGGTAAATTGTAGGCTTTTATGCTATGGTATAAATAGCATAAGCCCTAGTGTTTGTGCTGTCCTTTTGGGGCTGTATTCGTTTTGCTGGCGTTTCAGTCCCTTTTTTATTTATAGGCATTGTTAGTTGTGCCCTTTTGCTATAAATGCTTTTAAGTCTTCTTCTGTTACCCTGTATTCCTTGCCGTATTTCGTGGCTTTTAATTTCTTGGCTGTTACATAGTTGTATATTGTCTGCCTGCTAACTTTCATCACGTCCGCTACTTCCTGCAGTGTAAATAATTTAATATCTGTCATTATTTGCCCTTCCTTTCTATGTATTCTTCTAAAATAATGTTTACAAGTTCATTCATGCTTAAGCCCTGCGCTTCTGCTATTTCTTTTATAGCGTCCTTTGTGCTTGGCTTAATAAGAAGCTGCACACGCTGGCTTTTATGTTCGGGTGCCAGTCTGTAGCCCTTTGGAATTACTACGCCTTCCTGTACTGGTTCTGCTGCAGGTGTTTTTGCTTTCGGTTCTTCTGCTGCACTTATAAACATTTCTGCGGGGTTTTTCTTAAAATCTTTTTTAGGTGCCATGTTTTCTTGTTCCTTTCAAAAATAATAAAATATTGCTTCATTTTTGGGATTTTGTGCAAATTTACAATAAAAATAAG